GCTTCTGGTTTAGGTGGAGCGTTCTTGCTAAAATGATCTGCAATCTCTTCAAGAGAATAACCTTCTTCTAACGCATCCAGAATATCAGGACGATCTTTTGTAACATGAGCTATTATTTCATCATTGGTGTAACCTTCGATGCGAGCATCATTCAAAATATCTCTTGTGAGTTCAGGCATAATTACTGTTTGCGAGTTGGAGCAATTTCTTCAAGAGATCTTTTTGTTTTAGGAGCAGCTTGTGGAGCAGGTTGAGGATTCACTCCTTGATTTGGTGATTCTTGTGGGGCTACGGGATTGGTTGGGGGTGGCGGCTGAACACTGCCCATAAAGTATTCGTCCAAATCTTTTATTGTAAGATTACCATACAATCCACCAACACCAGCAGCTGTTGCGAAACGAAGTGCTTTTTGTTTATCCCCAGCAGCATAAGCAGCTGCAGCTTTTTCTAAGTATTCCAATTTTAATTCTGCAGAACTAGGCTTGTCTGGATAAAATCTTTTAGTCAAATTGCTTACTTGTCCACGAACTCCATCGACAGTTGCAGGACTAAATGTTTCAACTTCATCTTTAGGCTTATCTGGCTTAAACCCAACCATTCCTTGCATTCCTGATGTTTGTTGCTGATTAGGTTGCGACAAGAACAAGGCGGCTTCTATACGTCTACGATTAACAAGACCAGGAAGTTCTTTTCCTCCCGCTTTTGTGTATTCAAGCATCTTGTCAGCCAACTCTTGTGGCTTATCTCCAAAACGCTCAATCAAGCTAACACCTTGTCCAGTGTTGTAATCAAAAGAAGCTAGTGCATTAAATTGATTTTGACTCAATGGAGTGCCTTTTAGCTTTGCTGCTTCTTCGATTCTTTTGGCGTTCACAGAAAGTTCGGAACCTAGTCTATCAGTTGCATCTTGCTCAGTGATGCCAACTTCTCCAGGCTTAGCTTTTGTTCCATAGCCAATGCTTCTTTGCTTATAGTCATCGTAAGACTTTTGACTAAATCCTTCAAGGTTCTTAACAAAATCAATAAGATTGCTTGTTGTCGGAGCAGGTTTTGCAGCATTAAGTCCAGATGTTTGAATTGGCACCCACGTTCTTGATGCTTTATCCCATTGGACATCCTGATCTCCACCAGAAACTGAAGTAGTTTTTGTTGGAGGTGCTTCTAGTTCAGCAGCAGCGGCAGCACGTTTTGCTGCTTCAAGTTGAGCTTCTCTGTAGGCTTTATCAACTCCAATCTTTTGTTTTTCTAGATCCACACTTGATCTGTTACGAATTTCCCCAATACCCAAATTAAGAATATCAGAAATGGCCTCAGCTTCGGCTTTTCTTTGGCTAAGAGGAAGTTCTTTATTATCAAGAATTGTCAACGAGTTTAGAAGCGTTGGTTTCAAATCTGGAATCAAATCACCAATAGCTTTTGCTACGCTCTTAGACTTTTGAACAGCACGCTCATCTTCTTGCTGTGACTTTTTCATCTCACCATAGTTTTTAATGGCACCTGCAATACTGCCACCAAGGTTAGACAACCCCTGAGCTTGTATCTCAGCAGCGCGAGAAAACCCACTGTAATCCTGTTTGAATGACTCTGGGTTGATTCCAGAGCCTAGCATTTGTCCACTTCCGTAAGTTGCCATATTATTTGATTAGATCGTAATGAACCGCCTTGAATCCGTTAATTTCCTCAACAGCTTCAGGAAACACTTCCTCAACGTCTTGAGCCATAACGCCCATTTCAGTTACGTTGCTACCTTTATATTTATAGGTATACACTGGTAATCCAGATTCTGTTACACCAACCTTTTTAATGTCGGTTTTTAATCTACGATCAGAAACTTTGGCAGCCGCAACGTCTCCAGCAGCTCCTATTGTTTTCCCAATAGCTCCATATATTGCTGCGTTTTGCGCTGCTGCTGCCTGTGCGTTAGCAGATTGTGCAGCTAGTTGGTTTGACCGTTGTGCCGCGCCAAGGTTGAGTCCAACAGAAGTATCAAACAACTGTGGAGTTCCTGCACCAATGGCACCTAGTCCAGTCTGCAAGAAGTTCTGCCCTTGTTGATACGACATTGGTGCGGAGCTTAAAAGATTAAGGCCAGGCTGCGTATAGAATCCTTGAGCAAGGTTGTATGAGTTCTGCGCGGCTTGTGCTGCCTCCATTCTTTTTCTGGCAAGCATTTCCTCGCGCCCCATAACTTCCGATGCAATAGCCGCATTGCCACCAATACGACCAGCGGCAGACGCGCCTTCTCTCGCAGCTTGTTGGTATCCGCGCTGTTCTTGTGGGTTTAGTGATTGCGAGGACGCATATGCCCGTCTAGCCTCTGCATCAGCATTTTGAACTGCATATGCCTGTTCGGGGGAAAGACCCTGCATTAAGCCTCTGGTGAGTCCTGCTTGCCCTGTCATCTGACCAAGTTCTGCTTGGCGAGCTTCACCTAGTCCCATTCCAGCTTGTTGCGCTGCCTCTCGACTAAGACCAAAGATTCCTTGTTGTCCACCTGCACCACTCAAAAACGACTGGATGTCACTAAGGTTTAACCCTTGAAGCTGTGGACGAAATTGCTGTTCCTGTGAAATGATTCCAGGCAGTGATTTAGACATTCCAGAAACATAGTTTCCGATGTCTGCGCCAATATCCATTTTAGGAGCTTTTACTTTTGGTGCTGATCCCATAATTATTGTAGTTTTGAATAGAATTTTTTCATATTTAGCAAGCGAGTGCGGATTGATCCTTTGAAATCTCTCCGAAAGGAAATGTAATCATAGTCATTTCTAAAAACCCCAAGTCCACTAGCCATGTTTCCACAGCACATAGTAACGTAAAGTGTATCTGCTTCTTCAAATGACACAGCTTTTTCAGGATCATTACTATTGGAGTGAAAGCATAAGGCAAAAACTTTAGGATTACAGACAACAATCCCATGACACAAGTGCCAACCGATAAGGCTTTGGATGTCGATGTCATTTGATTTATAAAGTTCAAGAGCGGTTTCTAAGTGTGGGTTCATCCAATAATGGAAATGCTATTATGCAGATTGCTTACTGGGTCGTTGTTGCTTGTATCAACAGTCAATATCCTACAACTTTGAGCGTTGTTTGGAGACCCAGATAGCACCTTGTTTCCAGAAGTGTTTACAAAAGATGCCGCTGTAGCGCAGGTTCCAAGGATGGAATAGTTAGCACTAGGCATAGCAATTAAGAAATTAGCCACGTAGTAACCATTTTGTGCGCTGTCATTACTAGTTGGAGGAATCGTAGGGCTAGCAGCCGCCGCCGAGATGCAAGATATGTTTCCACTTGCACTGATTGTCTTCCTTAAAAGAGTAACAGTTCCAGTTGACGATGTTGACGCGCTGCTTGTAACCGTAAATATGTTTGCATTAGTTACTGCCGAGACCTCATAAAGACCGTCAAATGGAGCGGTTCCAGTCCCAACGGCGTAATCAATAAAGACTAAATTACCAACAATCAATCCATGACCAGTCACAGTGACTGTGACAGTAGTAGTTCCAGTTCTGGAATAAGTTCCAGTTGCATTAGTATTTGTGGTAGAATCGAAATTTGCCCACGCTCTGATTCCATAAACTGGAGCAGTTCCAGTCTGCGCTCCGTCTAGCTTAGGCGCGGTAATCGCAGCACTAGCAATGTCTGCGGCAACAATAGTCCCATCTACAATGTTAGCAGATGCGATTGTAATTGCAGTAGGTAATGCTCCAGTAGCCAGCTTTGACAAATCAATCGCTGCGGATGCGTTGATTTTTGCGTTGGTAATAGCGCCATCGAGGATTGCAGTTCCAGTTACGGCATTTGCTGCTATTTCATTGGCCGTAATATTACCCGTTGCAACCTTCATCTTGCCACCAGTTATCGCCAGGGTTCCATTGGCTAGAGCATCGGAAGTAAACTCCGTCTCGTCGATGATGTTATTCATCAACGTGCTTGTGATAACCTCGTTGGTTGCGAAAGTTTTGGTGGTATTTACTACTCCTGCCATATTATTTCTGTGAAATGATTTGTCTATTTGTCACGGAACCAGTGACTTTGATAGAAGTTATCTTAGGAGAACCGATTGTCCGTGTCAAGGTTAAGGTTCCTAGATACCCTCTAATGCCACCTAGACGAAACCTAATGTTGCCTGTTTCATCTTCAGAAGACGACCCTGTTCCAAGAACTACTCCATCAAGGAAGGTAGTTGTAGTGCCAATCTCTTGGTTGTTGTCTGGATCTTCAGCGGCAAAGGAGATGTCATATTCTCCCAAACCACCATCAACACACTGCATGGTAAGTTGGCCGTCTGTAAATCGTTTGCGGTCAAGATTACCAAGGGCATACCCCCTAGTTGTTAAGGACGAGTTGATAGAAAAGCTGGTTATGACACCACTTGAAAGCAAGGTGTCGCTAGATGACTCGAATGCTTCTAATTCATGCAATCCACCTAGAGATGTTACCGCATAAATGCTATTTCGTTCAGCGGCACTACCAACAACAAGGTTTTTTATCAAAAAATCACTAGCTCCAAAAGTATCAATCGACTCCCACCCTTTGTTTAGGAAGTTAAAAACTAAAATTGTGTTGTTTCCAGTGGCATTATTAGCTCCTGCCGTGGAATCTAGTGCTACTGCAAGGTAGTATCTGTTATTAAACAGCACTCCAACAGCGTCTTTAGCTAGGTTCTTGTTGATTCTATCAATATATGGCTGGATGTTTTTGGAAATAGGCTCATCTGCACCACGAAGATTGTAATCATTTAGGAACTCAATGGCGTAAACTCCGTCATCGGACAAGAAGAACATAGCATTGCCTTTCATAACAACGCTTTTCCTAGCTAGACAACCTACTTCGGTGGTCAACTGCGTAACCTTGGTATCGGTTAGACTTCCAGTAGTCCCACTTATCAAGTGTAAGCTATTACGATTTAGGACAACTAGCTTGTCATCATAGAACCCCTGCATAGCTACAAGGTAGTCAGTAGTTCCACCAGTAATCCGAAACTGATTAGCAATCTGGTCGAATGTGTGGCTATCTAAAATGTCAGAAACGGAAATCTCATCGGTAATCTTCCTGTCTGTATAGGTTGGTGAGCTAAATGTGCCAGCGGGAGTGTAGTAAAACGGAACCCACAACCTACGCTGAAAGTAAACACCCCAAGGAGGGGCTGGTTGATGGATGAACCCACCACCTACACTAAACCTGCCGCCGAACTCAATCTGTTGAGATCCAGGAATACTTGCTAAATTAGCGACTGGAGCAATGAATGAAATGTTTGTATCTGTTGCACTTAGCACCTCGAACGATTGTCCAGAAATAGAACTAAATGTTGGAATGTTTGTTTCATATACAACAATTGTGTCACCAGCAATAATGGTTGTATTACCACTAACCGTTAGGCTAACAACTCCGTTTGTTACTGTTCCCGTGGTGGATACAAAAACCTGTGGCTGAGTGTATGCTCCTCCAGGCACTAAGGTAAACCCAGCTTTCAGTATTGCATTTGTAACTACAAATGTCTGCGTCTGGGATGTTGTAAAAGTATATGTAAATACATCCTTATCAGTAATAGACACAACATCAAACGTGCCATTAGCTGGTGTTCCTCCAGTCAGACCGCTAACAATAATTTCATCTCCTACTTTTAAACCATGGTCTTTAATCCTCATGGTTACAGTGAACGCACTAGAACTAGCACTCTCGATCTGCCGTCCATTAGGGAACCATTCAAACGCTTGGAATCCATCACGGAACAAATACACACGATCAAACGCTTGTATCATATCGGTGTCTCCAGATACTGACTGACCTTCAGGGTATTCAATGTCCTGCGTAGTATAGCCATTCAGATTAACTAAGATTGCCTTAGTATCCAATGCCAACACCACGCTCTCAGCATTACTAGAGTTTGGATCGCTGAATAAGCAAGATGCTCTGAC